AAGTTCCAATTTATACTGCTCCTGTAAATGGATCAGTAATTGGAATGAGCTTCTATGTTGAAGCTGGCAGCATGTTAATTAATGGTGAGTGATCTATTAGAGGGTAAGCCGTGAGCACACCTTTTAGTGCAATACCGACCAATATAATTCTCCAGACTGGCAATGGTAATAACCTTGTCACATGGAATATTGTAGCTGGTGCTAGCTCTTATAATGTTCAAAGGAGTACTGACGGAGTGAATTTCACAACCGTTGGTACTCCCTCAACCAATCTTTACTTAGATACTTCAGTCACAGTCGGAGTTCTTTATTACTACCAGGTAGCTTCTGTATCAGGAGTGGCAACCTCTCCGTATTCACAATCTTATCCAGTAAGCATTACTCCCTGTCTCCCTGGACAGATCAATTTGGGATATTTAAGATACTTATCAAAACTCAGAGCTGATAGACTTAATTCACAATTTTTAACTGATGATGAGTGGAATTCTAATCTCAATCAATCGGCATACGAGTTGTATGATATTCTTGTTACAAAATTTGGAGATGATTACTTTTTGGCCCCACCGCTATTACTTCAATTAACAGGATTAGATAATTATCCACTTCCTGATGGATCAAACTATCCTATTAACGGAATAAACTCCCCTGCTATGTATAAACTTGTTGGAGTAGATGCTAATATTCAGGGGGCATCTCCAGGGCCCAATGCTGGATGGATACCCGTTTCCAGATTCAATTGGTCAGATCGTGACAAGTATACACTGTTTCCTGCTTTGGGCGGGGCATTAAATAATATTTATCAGCTTGCCTACAGACAAATGGGCAATGCTTTATACATAATTCCTGCCAATACAAATCAGCTACTGAGAATCTGGTATGTGCCAGTTATGATTCAATTACTTCTAGATACTGATATGTTGCCATTTTCAATTTCCGGATGGTCTGAATACATTATTGTAGATGCAGCAATCAAGGCTCTCTTAAAGCAAGAGAAAGTAGATCAAGCGTCAGCATTGCAGGCCAGAAAGGGAGCGCTAGTTGAAAGAATTGAAACCACTGCTGCTAATCGCGATGTTGGCCAACCCAATACTGTATCTAATGTGCGGGCAACCATGGGTGATCCTTCCTTTTCTAATTGGGGTAACGGTTGTGGTAATGGTGGCTTTGGTGGCGGTGGAGTAGGTTATTGATGAGCTCATTATCTACAAACTTACCTTGGACTCAAGCTAATACAAAATGGGCCTCAGTGCTAAACCCGCTTCTAGCAAACCCGTTAAACGGCGTAAGCATTCTAGAAAATATTAGTCTCTCAATTGGATCCAACGTGATTAATCATAAGCTCGGTAGATTGCCACAAGGATGGATCATTGTTGATAAGCAGGGTGTGGCCGATATTTATAGATCTGCACCATTTAACAACCTAACCTTAACGCTAACATCTAGTCAGGCAGTCATAGTTAACATCGGAGTCTTATAATGGGTAATGTGAATATTTCTCCAGACATGAACTTGCCCATTCCAGTTCCAGGAGTGGATCCTGGCCCCGATTATGCAAATAATATCAATTCATGTTTCTCTCTAATTGATCAACATAACCATGCTTCTGGTAATGGGGTTCAGATTAATCCGTCGGGAATTAATATTAATAATGATCTTCCGTTTAATAATAATAACGCAACATTGCTTCGATCTGTTAGGTTCTCCGTCCAGCCATCTGCCCTATCTCTAGCTACCGACCTGGGATGTATTTATGTATCAGGAGTAGACCTTTGGTATAATGATGAGAATGGCAATCAAATAAAAATCACATCAGGCGGAGTGGTTAATGCCACATCTAGTGGCATATCTAGTGGTACTGCCACGGCTAGCTTCATTGCCGGTGTATTAGTAGTAAACTCATCCTCTAGTTCTCCAGCAAATATTCAAGCCGGTTCACTTTTAATGGGCAATAGTGGATCACTGGCTAACTTCCTAACCCTAAGCCCACCAACGCTATCTTCTAGCTATACATTAACACTTCCTACTGTGCCGGTCGGTTCTACAGCTTTTATGACCCTTGATACTAGTGGAAATATGGGGGCAAGTGTCTCTACATCCGGTGGAATTATTGATTCTATGATTGCAACCGGTACGCTAACTGCTGATAAATTTGCACCAGGAGTATTAAATACTACTGGATTAGTAGTATCTGCCAATATTCCATATTTTTCTGGACTTAGCTGGAACGTAACTAGCGCTACTCCTGCACAGTTTAATACTAATCCATCCACCCCAACCACTGTATTAGAACTAAATCCGGGCACATTTGGAACAGCATCAAATGCCAATGGCGGATTTCCACAGATCACAATAACCAATCTTGTAGCCGGATATTATGAAGTATCAGCTACATTTTTAGCTGGCAGCAGCCTTACTTCAGAAGCAGCCGTGTACTCACTGACAGATGGTACGGCAATAACAGGATCTCTAGCTGGCAATACTGTAAGTCAGCTGCCAACCATTACTTTGCTGGGTGCTTTTTATTATTCCACACTTCAATCCAGCATTACCTTTTCTGTGTATGGATGTGCCCCAACTAGTACGGCTTATATAAATGGATCTGCCGGCACAAACAATACTCAGCAAAATACATTAAATTGGATTGTAAAAAAGATTGGATAAAAAGTGATCCAACCTCAGTCATTATCAATAAACTTCGCACAAGGGTTAGATACTAAAACAGATCCCAAGCAAGTATCCGCGGGTAAGTTTTTATCATTAGTGAACTCTGTATTTGATAAGGGTGGACTACTCCAAAAGAGAAATGGTTTTGGATATCTGCCATCTCTCCCAAATGGTGCAGCTAATTTAACGACATTTAATGGTAACTTAACTGCCGTATCTAGTGCCATTGAAGCCCTAAATACATCTAATGCCCAGTGGGTATCTAAGGGCACCATTCAGCCTTTAGAGCTAGCCGTTCTACCCTTAGTTAGAAATGCAGTATCTCAAGTGCAATGTGATTCAGCTATTGCGCCTAACGGGCTTATTTGCACGGTGTATACTGAAACTGGCGGAACTACATCGCCTAATTATAAATATGTGATTGCTGATTCGGATACGGGACAAAATGTAATAGAGCCAACACAGATAAGAGATTCATCTAATAATCTGGCAACCGGCTCTCCTAGAGTGTTTGTTTTAAGTACTTATTTCATAATTGTATTTGATGCCACACTCTCCAGTGTCCACCATTTGCAGTTCATTGCCATTAGCATCAATAATCCATCAATTGTAATGGCGGCAAGAGACTTCGCATCCGCTTATATACCGGCGTCAACTGTGGCATGGGATGGAGCGGTTGCCGATAACAACCTATTTATTGCTTATAACTCTACTACCGGTGGTCAATCTATTAAGATTAACTATCTAACCAATGCACTGGTACTTGGTGCAGCCCATTCGTTTACAGGTTCTAATGACAGAGCCAATTTGATGAGTGTGACCGTAGACTCAACTAATCCAACAAATCCAATTATCTATACTAGCTTTTATAGCTCAGCTACATCTCTTGGATTTACTGCGGCTACTAATCTTGCCAATCAGGTTGTATTTAATCCGGTACAGATTTTAAATAATCCAAATGTTGTTAACTTAACATCTAGTGCTCAAAATGGGGTCAATAAAGTATTTGCTGAGATTGCTAATGAATACTCTTACGATGCTACAATACCTACAAATTATATTGAAAGCATTCCAATAACCCATACTGGATCAGTTGGATCTCTAGTAACTATAGCTAGATCAGTTGGCATTGCCTCTAAATCATTTATTGTAAACGGTGATATATTTTTGCTTACCGCTTATCAGAGCCCATTCCAACCTACATACTTTCTAATCAATGGAACAACGAGCACAGAGGCTAATCCGATAGTAGTGGCAAAGATTGCCTATCAAAATGGTGGATGGCCATTTGCTGCGGCAGGGGTTGGATATCTGCCTACAGGGCTACCATCAGTTACCGTTAATAATACGAACGTGGCAAATATTGCCTATTTATTTAAAGACCTGGTCCAAGCATTAAACTCATCTGGAAATTCTAATCAAGAGCAGACCGGTGGAATCTACTCTCAATCCGGCATTAATCTAGTGTCATTTACTATTGGCACTCAGTACATATCCTCATCTGAGATTGCTCAAAATCTTCATATTGCTGGAACTGGATTTCTAACTCAATATGATGGATTTTTGCCGATAGAGCATAACTTCTTTTTAGGTCCGGATGCAGTTGAAGCAACCACCGCTAATTCGGGGGGCGGTTTATCTGCTCAGCTTTACGATTATCTTGCTACATATGAATGGACTGATAATCAGGGCATAGCCTATAGATCATCGCCCACAGTAGTGCCCGCATCAGTTACCGCAACCGATGGGTCTGGATTAACATTTACATCGGTTTTTGCGACAGGGGCTAATAGTAT